CGCTGGACAAACTCAAGGACGCCGGTCTTCTCGTAGCGTTTCATGATGACGTTGATGTCGCACTCGTTTTTAAACTCCTGCTTTGTTCTGCCTTCGGCAGGGTCGAAGGTGATGGAGATTTTTCGTTTTGGGCCGTAGGCCGTGATGAAGGGAATTTCCGGCGTGACGCCGGGAGAGTCTGGAGATTTGGGTTTAGTTGCCATAGGGGAGTGCCAAGTAGAAGGGAAGTAATGGAGTTGAGATTGAGTGATGGAGTTGAAGAATGTGATTGTGAGAAGTAACGCGTTGCGTGGTGAGGCTTACAGATGCCGCCTCGATAGTTCCGACGTGACGTCGGGTAGATGACGAAAAAAGGGGCGGAAGGAACACCTCCCGCCCCAGTGCCCCACTCTCCGTTATTCGCCCGAGCTCGGGCGCATTGGACGTTTACGCCAGTCGACGCCGCGCTCGCGGCCCGACTTGGTCGTTGTGCCCGATGCTTTTTCAGCATCACGGGCAGCTTGTTGTGCGCTCGATGGAGTCACGAGCGCTTTGGCGCTTTCTGCGATTGCCGCAGGAATACCAGCGCCGGGAATGGAAGGCTTGAAGTTTTGCAGCGCCGTCGTAAGAGCGGCGATTTTCTCGCCGATAGTCGCGGCGCTGCTCGAGATGAACTCAAACGCTTTTGGGATGTAGGGCTTGATTTGCTTAAAGAGCTCGCCCCACGTTTCTTCCTGATCGGACTTTGCGTTGAGATTGCGAATGGTGGCTTTCGCTGTCTGAACATCGGCGACGGCTCGCGCCGAACTCGTCGCGCCAGCGACGGCCGCATCGCCGACGTTAGGAGCTGGAGCGGCTTGGGCTGTGGCTCCTGATGAAGCACCGGACCCGCCCAGGCCGCTCAGAATCGGATTGAGCCCTGCAGCGCGAAGGTCCTTGACCTCGCGCTGGTGAGCGCTATTCGATTGATCGCTGATGAACTGCCGCGACTGCGCGGCGTTAGCCATGTTGTATTGATTTTGCTTGTAGGCACCGAGGGCGGAAGTGATCCCGCCCAAGATGCCACCGCCGCCGGCGGCCGCGCCGCCGCCGCCGCCGAAGGCTCCCGCGATGGCTTCCCACATGGCTAGAAGTGATCCATGAGGCCGGGAACGCCGTACACGGGCATCGGCCGCGCACAGTGCATGGCGAAGTACGAGTCGAAGATGAATTGCGGCTCGCTCGGGACCGCGACTACGCGGTCCACCGGCGGGTGCTCCTCGATGAACGTGGGCCCGAGAACGGGCAGCGCGGCGAAGTCCTGCGACAGGTGCCACGCGTCGAGCGACTGAGGATCGGAGGAGCGGAACTTGCCGGTAATGATGCTCGGCTTGTAGCGGTATTCCGCGTGACGTTCTTGGTACCCGAACACCTCGTCGTCGATCGGCAGACCCTGCGCGAAGATTTCCTTGTTCAGGACGGCTTGCTCGCCGATGTGCGAGAGCGCCGGCCAGTAGAAGTCGAAGCGCGTTTTGCGCGAGAACATTCGCGCCATGCCTTGCTGGTAGGTCAGATCGGCCCGGATCGACACGAGCCCGATAATCAGGCAGTGCTCCGTGAATGACTTCGTAAAGCCGTGGCCGTTCGCCAGCGCCGTCCCGTAGGCCGCTAGGTTGCCCTGCGGGGACGCCGTGTAAGCGCCGGTGCCGGAAGTCTGCGGCACCGGAGTGATGTTGATCGGCGTCGAGCCGCCCCCGAGAAACTCGGGGCGCTGCAACCTGGCGTCGGGGGAGCTCACCCCGAAGTGAGCCTTGATGAGCTCGATGTAGCGCGTGCCGCCGCGTGCGTCACGCTCGTAGATTTTCTGAATCTGGAACGCTTGGCGCAGGCTGTTGATCGTCGCGGCCGACGCTGCCGACAAGTCGGCGTAGATTTTCGCGTTGCCCACCGCTGCATCGCCTTCGATGTAGATACGGCTCGTCACGTCGCCGACGTTGCCGATGACCTCCTTGGCGAACGGATAGACGCGGGGGCCGCCGGTTTCGAACGAGTTGGCATTGGCGATTGCGAAGTTTCCGGTTTCACCGCCGATGCCTTTAACCGGCGCGCTCGTGCCGAGCGGGATTTGCACACCGGGGCCCTTCTGAGGCCACGGCAGGCAGCTTGTGAAGTAGTCGTGGCGCTTACCGCGCCGCTGCAGGGGGAAGTCGGCCACGTTGTCGGGGCCGTCGCCCTTCGGCACCGGGATCGAGTCCTGCATGTTTTGATCGCGGTACCAAAGATTCCAGCACAGGTTATAGGCCCGGTGCCACAGCGACGAGTGCGAGAGATTCACGCCCACCGGGATTCCGAAGTAATCGGACATTGAGCCGGCAACGGGAGTCTCGACCATTTGCGGGATCACGAAGTCGGTCGAGTCGCCGGGGTTGTCCTGCTCGCCGTTGAATTTTTGCCAGTTGTCCCACACCAGGCGAAGCGGAACGGCGAAAAACTGCGTGTCCATGAACAGGTTGTCCATGAGCGGGAAGATGGGCGTTGCGAGCCGGGCAAAGCCCGTCATGCGGAGCTTGAACGTGTCGCCGGGCAGAACCTCGTCCACGAAGATCGGATACAGGACGCCCGCTTGGTCGAGCGTCGTTTTGTGGCCGTGGCTCCTGTCAAAGGTTGAGCGCGGGATCTCCGCCTTGGGGACCTGCGAGAACTGGTGCTGCATTACGCTTTTGTTGCGCCTCATGGTCATGCTCCCGGTAATTCGCGGCTAAGCCGTGATTGATGTGCGGTGTGCGCGGCTCGTACACGCCGAGCTCGTCATCCCATTTCGCAATCTCGAAGAGCGTGAAGTCCTCCGGGTGGTGCGAAAGCTGAGACTCCGGGTCGTTCGCTCCCGTTGAGAACATTCGCCGGCCGATTTGGGGGTTGACGGCGAGCCATGGCGGGAAGAACGCCCGGAGTTTCGAATCGTAGATAGCGAAAACGTGATGGATCATTGGCGGCCCTTGATTGCGAGCTCGCCCGCGGTGACTTCCTCGCGTACAGCCAGGCGCGGCTCGGTGCGATTGAATTTCGCCTGCGGCGTGTTCGCCCTGCTGATCCTGCGGAGCTCGTGTTTGCGTTGCTGCGCTTGGCTTTCGCTCGTCGCACCGTCGGCGAGTTTCTTTCGGTAGTAGCGCGGAAGGGGTTGCTCGTGGCCCCGAGCAACCACGAAGTCGTCCCGCAGCGTATCGGCCGCATAGGTGGCGATCCAACGCTCGCCGATGCCCTTACTGCAGGTCATGAACTCGGGCTCGCGCCCGAGATAGTGTGCGTCACCAAGCTGACCGTTGACCTTTTTACAAACGTAGCGAGCGACATACGCCGCCGTTTCGAACGTCACGGGGCCGGTGGAACAGTAGCCATGGCCCCATACCGCATCGAGCTCGACAGACGAGTACTGAGCGAAGCCCTGTGGAGAAGTTTTCCAGTGCCGCCGATCCGGGAACGCGTACCCAAACAGGATCGCGTGATAGTGCGGCCGGCCGAGCTCGTCACCGTACTCGCCGCAGTGAAAGTACTTGAGCCGTCGCCTGAGCTCCGGGTGGGCCTTCCGCAGGCGCCGCATGAATAGCGGGAACGCATCGCGCTGCAGTGAGCCGTCGCTTGGAAGGTCCCGATCCCGATAGGTGAGCGTGAGAAAGGAACTGTCCTCGTGAAACTGCGCCTCATGTACGCAGCGCACGGCCCATGCTCGGGACCTGTCCAGGCGACAGCCGATGCACTGGCCGCACCCGAGCTCGAGCTCCGGTAGATCGGTGAACGCCTCACGGCGATTGAACGTCGCGCCGCCGCCGGCAGCGTGCCACGCCTTAATTGGCCGGAAGCAAGCCACCAGCTAGAGGCGGATTCCGCCCCGCATCGGATTGCCCGTTTGATTCTTGCGGTGACGCTTGACCGCGCCCCGCGTAAAGGACTTGCGGCTGGACTTCTTGCTCATCTTGTGGCGTCGGCGCATAGCGCTCCCCGGTGATGAGCAGGGCAAGGACCAGAAGGATTTTTAGGATTGTTGCTACCACGGTGCGTGGTACCAACTGGCCCAGTTACCACAAGGATGTAACTGGGTCCCGGTGAAGTCAACAGATTTATGACGGAAAGTCGACATTTATTTTCTCCTTTACTAACAAGCGCTTTTTGTCGTTATTTCACGACGTGGAATGGCACACCGCATCGCGGTGTGCACTTTGCATCTCACGATGCGGAATGGAGCTTTCGGCGTACGCTCGCGTCGCCGTGGCGGGTGGGTCTCAGAAAGCGCCGCAGGACGGCCTTCCGCCGGAGAGAGAAGCCGG